TTAGCACAACTTTGCTGCCAAGCCGCAGAACTAGTACTTGTATTTGTAATAAGGGCGGCTTTATCACTTGGGTGTTTTACAGAGTACTGATAATTTTGGAAAGTAAAAGAAGAACTTATTAATCCAAAACCTACACTTGTAGTTCCTCCATAAGGCACTCCCAAAGGAAGACGTGGTATGTTTTCTTTATACTTATCACTTACTGTAACAACGGATACTGTAGGGATTGAAACGTTCTGTAATATATTGACTGCCTTTACAGCTATATTATACGTACCATCCTCAACTCCTTCTATTTTAAAAGTAGTTTGGTCGGCATTTTCAATTATTACAGGGCTTTCTACGCTTAAAAAGTCATGGTGTATTTCATAACCTGCTAAATGTTCGTAGACACCTTCAAGCTCTCCCACGTTTACAGGAGGGCTCCACTGTATTGTTAGCTCTTCTCCTGTAAAATTAGGGTTCATCATACTAGTAGCATATACATCCGTTACGGGAGGAACTACATCATTATGTCTTACTGCAGGATACACACTATCTGCTATATAAGTAGTGAAATCTTCGTCTACTGCTGCAAACTTTTCATCATAGTGCTCAACTGCACTAATACCAAACTCATTTTTAGCACTTTGAGAAATAGCTAATACTTTGTACTCTTTTGCAGACCCTAAAACAGTTAGTCCATCTGCTGTTTCTGTAAGTACCCATATACTTTCTGCAGGTGGAACTGCAGAGAACGCAGTAGTTACTGTTATAGTATCAACACTATTTCCAGAAAGAGCTGCGGTTACTGGTTGCATCTCAACACGAGTATGCTCTGACCAAGATAAGTCTAAAGGCAATCCTCCGCTTGTTATACGAGCATTAGAAGCTTTTTCTTCCGTATCTATATTCTGTAAACTTGAGCTACCTGTAACAAAAGCTTGCTTTACTAAGTCTCCTTTACTATATATTTTTACAGGAGGAGTAGCAGTATTAAACACATCTTCTGCAGAAAATGCACCAGGCTCCACAAACATTATGGATAGTTCATAAGCACTGCCCGATATTAAACTAGTTGTGCTGTCTAAAGGAATAGAAGTAGTACTACGAGTAGAGCCGGAGTTTGATACTCTTCCACCAATACGTACTGCATACCTGTCTGAATCTTGTACATTTATAATATCGCCAGGCATAAGAAAACTAGCGTTTAAAGCAGTGCTAAAAACAACAACTTCTCTTTGGTTAGCTGCTGTCCATAGTTTCCATCTACCATATCTTAAAGCTTGGCCTTCGCTAGTTGCTCCCATTGCCATTGCGTTTTGAGAAATAATTGTGCCTGTTTCGGCAATATTAAGCCTGTCTTCTACGAGCAACGGAGAAGCCTTGTAGTTAGCCTCAGGATCTATCCAAGTAACAACACACTGATTAATTCGTGTTTTACTTCCCGTGCCTTCATAAGAAAAAGCACCATCTATTACATTCGCTTTCGTAAAGTTATAAACAGGTCCAGAAGGTGCATCAATAATAGGAACTACTTTACCATCAATATAGTAAAGCATGCTTCGAAATACCGTACCCATATCTTTAAGTACTTTATAAGCATCCGCCGCTTTAGTAAAATATAAGTTAGAAGTAAACCGAGGCTCCTTTCCTCCTTTTCCGTCATCAACTAGTGCATCACAATATCTTGCAATTCTGTATAGGGCATATTTATCGACATCATCATCCTTTAGAAAGTCTCCTAGTCCATAACGATTGTTTGTAAGTACATCATAAAATATCCAAGCAGGGTTGTTTGTATAAACTTTTTCAGATGCAAAAGCTCCATCCCAGTCCTGATAAGAAGTAGTAATAGCACCACTCGTAATATTACGATTATAAGTAGCAACTCCATCGCTAGTTTGCTCTCTTGTAACATAGTTAGAAGGAACAGATACTTTTAGTCCTTTAAGATGGTAAGAGCGTGTAGGTAGGCCTTGAAATCTTTTTGTATCAAAAGTTACGTTAGCCATTGCGCTAAAAGGGTGCGTTAATATATCTTTTATAACGCACGTTGTATTTGTTAAAGAAGACCCAGTAATTTGTGTCCACCCATCATAAGTTACGCCCGGTTTTTCAAATGCATCGCCTTCGTGATTGCTTATTCTTTCAACTTGCACTTTAAAGTCAGAAAAAGGTCTAAACATTGTTAAATCTATTGTTTCAACAAAACTAACTGCGTTTTTATCCATACTACTATGAGTCAAAGGATTCTTTAGTACTTGAAAACTTTCAAATGCGCTTTCGCCAGGTTTTTTAACGGCTATCATAACTTTATATTGAGTATGTGTAAACTTGTCCTTACCTCCATTACTTACTGCATAGTGGCCGTTTGGATAAGCAATAGTGAAACGAGCTTCGTCAACTTCTTGTGCTTGGCTGGCTGTTAGATTAAATCCTGCAGCAGAGGTTCCTCCTAAAACAAAAGGAGCATTGCTACCTCCATAATTATTGCTTCGCTGCAAAACGCCTCCACCACTTACAGGGCTATTACTTATAGATGTAGAACCGTTTCCTCCTCGACCACTAAAGGGAGTTTGTGCCATCGTACCTACTCTAAACTGAGTAGTTACACCTTCATGATTGGTTGTTTGCGCCTGTGTTACAACATCTATTTTTGCAACAATAGCACCCGTAACATCAAACTTATAGCTTCCTGTGACACCTGTCCACGCTGCTGCTAAGGTAACAGTTTGCCCTGAAACAGATGAAATTTTAACTATTCTATCGACTTCTAAAAAGTAATTACCGTTAGGAACCCATAGTCCCGAAGGGCCTGCGGCACTACCAGGAACAAACTCAGCTACAGAGGCACTGGTTCGTTTAGTTATCCAACCTTCTCCAAAAGCACCATCACCTATACCTCCAGTTGCTAGTATACCTAGTCTTGCGGGAACATGTGTGTCTACGTCAGCGGGCGAAGAAACCATATCAGCAGTAAAAAAACTATCAGTATTTTGAGTAGTAAGAGTTGCCGTAATAGCAAAGTTGTCTGTTCCAGCAGATCCATTACTAGCAGTTACTTGTTTGCCTCCATGTCCTGAGCGTACAATTAAATACTTAGTTCCCACTTCTGATTCTATAATAGGATTGGCACCTGCCCCGCTAATAGTAGCAGAAGTGGAACCGTTTGTGAAAGCGACCGAAGCAGCACTTTGACTATAGTAACTACTTGCTTCTGAAAGAGGCACAGCTCTATCGTCGTTTAAATATACAGAAGCTGCACCATCAACAAGGCCATAAATAGGACCTTCTGATACTAAATCTGTTACTGATATTGTTTGTCTATCTTTCGCTAAGTAGCTAAAGTCGGCGCTGATACCGTCGAGACGAAAACCTGGAATTCTGTTCATTTATGGCTCCTATTAGGGCTGCTGTTTGGGTGCTACTATGTTAGTGTTACCTGCTGCGTCTGGCACTACGTTGTTTATTGCGTCTTGGATAGCTTTATTCCCTCCAGAGCCGTTACCTCCTTGGCGTATATCTACCGCTATAGGTCTACCAGGTACTCTAAGCTCTCCGTAAAGAATCTGAATAGGGTCACCTTCTGTTGAGTTATTTGCTCCACCACTAAAAAGATAATTAGTGGGAGCATCTTGATCTACGGCGGGGTCCGGTGCCATCATTTGCTGAATACCTGCTAAGGCTAGGTTTATACTCAACATAGCTGCTATACTACCTGCTGTACTTAAGCCACCACCGGCTGCTACTGCCCAACCTATCTGCCCAGGACCTACTGCTGTAGCTGTACCTGTTCCAAGTCCTGCAAAGCCTCCTGTAAAATAAATCACAGCAACAATAGCAATAGCTGCTAGTATTTTTGCTATACCGCTTTTTGAGCCTGCAGGTGCTAAAGATATAGTTATATCTCCTTTACAGATAGGGACTATTAAATCTGTTTGATCAATTGTACCATCTTCTGTTTCAACTATAAAATTTATATCTTCTTCGTGGCACTTTCTTACATAGGGTAGAAACTCAGGTCTGTTTGCGCTTATACATTTAAAAATGTCCGCATAGTTGTTAGTATTGACAATAAACTTATTGCCAAATCTTTCTCCTAGTTCTCCTTGTAAATACACACTATGTTGCATAACGATAAACTCCACTTATATACTTTTTCCAAAAGGGGTAAATATTT